TCTATTAGTATAGGCAAAATAGAAAAGGTTTTAGAAGCAGACGTTCCACCTCTAACAACCTTTATACGCTTTTTAAGACGCAATAACTTCTTTAAAGCAGTAGTTACTATAAATTCCATTATCGTTGTTTAAATGTCGTCTAAATCGCTTATATCGAATATAGGCTGTTCACTAATTAAAGTAACATCTTTGGTTTCACGTGGTTTACCTGCATAGTAATTATAAAACAACTGAGTGAATTTAAAATCACCACGCTCTAAACCTTTTTCTAATGCAGCAAATGCTAATGGCTCTAATGGTGTTAGTTTTTCAATTAAAGCAACCTCAGCAGCTTTACTTGGTCTACCTGCACCTTCTCTAATACCACCTCTTTTATTTTCCATTTGAAATAATTTGTTTATTCAATTTAAAAATAATAGGTTTTGTTTATTGTTAAACTACTTCCCAATAGTAATCACATTGTTCATCTTCAATAGGTGCTTCTGTAAAATACGTTTGTCTGTATTTATTTGGTTCAGCTTTATATCTATAACAGGTTGATTTCAATTCACAACCTTGTCCGTCGCACATTGTTATATCAGGCATCTTGTTCTTCTATTTCGTTAGACATTACTATAATAGCATTGTTAATTGTTTTTTCGCTCCACGTTGCTGTTATCAACAAACCTTTAAACAGTTGTAGATATTCTTCAGGGTCAACGTCGTTGTGTTCTGTTTCAACGGTGTATTTGTATCCGTAATTTTCTAATTGTAGTTTCATATCTTATTTTTTAAAAATTCTTTAATATCTTTTATTGTGTATATTCCTTGTTGAGTATTATCTAAAGCATAGACTTTTAAATCATCTGCTAAATATTGACCATTGTTAAACCATCTACTATTTGCTCTCCTAAAAAATATAGGTTCAAATATAGTCCTTGATATATAAAAATGTAATTCGCCATCTTCATCAACTAATTTGTCGTGGTCTACTTGTTCTATTAATATTCCGAATGTTGTGCTCATATCTTAAATTTATCTTTTAGTATTTTCTTATAAATTGTGTTTACTGATTCTTTATTGCAACCTCTTTTATAATAGAAGTTAATTACTCTTTGTATTCTTTGCAATGGTGTTTGTTTATATCCTGCTTTTAGCTTCATATAGTTTTCTGCTCTTTCTTTTGCTGTTTGTAAGTTATTCATATTTCTTATAGTATTTTGCTTTCTCGTTAATGTTTAAAAATGCTTCTAATTTTTCTTTTATATCTTCGTGTTCTAACAAAGGTATCAATCTATTTATAGTTTTATTAGTATGCTGCTTTTTTAATTGTTCTATTTGTTTTTTAAGTTCAGCTATTTCAACATCCTTCATTTGTATTTTAAACTGTAATGATTCAACTACTAAATCAGGTTTGTTTCCTATTATAGTATTTTCTAATTCTTGTATCTTTGGATTATAGTGTTTAACAGTTTCATATATTTTTAAATGGTGTATTATAGTTGCGTGGTTTAAGTTTAATTCTTTTCCTATTTGTGTTAAAGAATACCCTTTTTGTCTAAATAAAAATGATGCTAATGTTTTCATTTCTACTTGTTCACGCTTTCTACTTTTTAAGGTTACATCTATTCCTGTTTCTTGTTTTATTTTTTCTATTATCATAATTTTTCTATTTCTTGTTTTACTTTTTGCCAATAGTATTCCTCTTCTTCATAGCAATTTAAAATAACCATTTCAACTGCTATTAATGCGCATTGTTTAGCAAAACTAATAGTATTCATTGGAATTAAGTCATAGTACATTAACATTAATTCCATTGCTTTATCTTTTGGTGTCATAATTCATCAAATGTTAATTCTATATTGTTTTCAGAGTGCCCTTCAACTACTGCGGTCAATGTAAGGAACGAACTTACTTCTATTGCTAAATGTATTCCTGCACAAATTTCAAACTGCTCACGCTCTTCATAGTCTTTTAAAATAAGTCGCATACCTTCTAACAATTCACCTTGTGCAATATCGTATAACGTCATAGCAAACGCTTCATCTTTAGTTACTATTTCCATTTTAAATTATATTACAATACTCCTCTTAATACATATTGGTCTAAATCTACTCCTTCTGTTTGAAAAAAGTATTTGTAGTTGCTAACACCTTGCTCAAACTTTTGTTTGCCTTTCTCGTAAAATTCATCACTACATTCAAAGATAGCAATATCTAAACTGCCTTTGTCAATAGCTATAAATATAAAGTTATCTACTCCAAACATTTCACGATATAACCAAGCCTGTAAATCATAAGAATATTTATCTGCTGAATAACGAAAGTCTTTTATACCTGTTGTAGTTTTTAAATCTATAATAGTATTTTCTTTTATTATATCTGCTTTTGCTCTTATTGGTATTCCATCAATCATTGCTATTTGTGGTACTTCATATTCTGCTTTTGTTAAATATTCTTTTACTGCTTCATTTCTTAATAAGGCATCACATAATCGTTCAGCAGCTTTCTTTTCATTTTTAGTGTAAACTTCTTTACCTGTTTCTTTTGCAAGTTTATATTCCTTCGATGCTTTTGTTGCAGCATCTACAAATATAATATCATCTAACTTCTCAGGTTCTAATATCATTGTGTGAAATAGTTTACCATCACGCAAGGCTTGAGTTTCACCGCTTCCGTATTTAGTTGTAAAGTAGTAAGTCTTTGGTGAGTTTACTAATGTTTTAATAGTTGAACTGCTTAAAGCGTTTTGCCCTAAATAACCATAATAAAAACTATCATCGTACATATTAGCTAACAGTTCTTCTTTGGTCCATTGTTTGTTGTCAAATGTTGTTATCATATCTTAAAATCCATTAAATTGTTTAAATTGTTTATTGTTTCTTCTTCTTTTAATACTGCTCTGATTTGTTCGTAATATAAATCTGATTCGTTCCATTCTTTTAGCAATAGCTTTTTAATATCACGCAATTTATTTTTCATATATGCGTTGTCTAAATCTTTGCTTAATTGAATAAGGTTGTCTAATTCGTTTATGATTTCTGTTTTCATTATGCAAATAGTTTATCGGTCATTTCTTCTTTTAATTCTATCTCATCATCTTGGCTCATTACAGGAAGTATATTTACTCCGTTAAAGTAAACTGCTTCAATAATAATTTCAGGGTGATATTCTTTATCACCATCGTCATAGGTATTGTATTCAACTTCTACCTGTTCTTGTTTGTACTTAAATGTTCTCATAATTGTTTTGTTTTAATTGTTTGATACAGCAAATATAATAAATATTTTTTACTTATTAACATTTTAACAAAAATTTAACAAAAAAAAAAGGTAGCTGTTAAACTACCTGTATCTTTCTTTTATCATTCCTTCCCTTGCCCTTTCAATAAAACCTTCCTTTGTTATTGGGTAACCCTGATAAACTTCTTGTAAATTACATTGTATTGGTTCTCCGTCTATAATAGTTTTTAAAACATACCTTATATGCTTTACTCCATCTACATCTATAATGAAGTGCTCAAAACTTGTTATTTCTATTTGTTGTTCTCTATCCATTGTTCTTGCAGTTTCTCGTGGTGTTCTATTTCACGCATTAAATAATTCAATGCTTTACGCAAGTCATCAAGTTCATTATCTTTTTTACCTGCACGTGCTAAATACTTTACTATGTTTCCACGATTAAAATTCATATCGTACATTTTACAAAAGTCTATTACATCAACTCTTGATTCTGTCATATAGTGTATTGGTGTTATCTTGCTCATTAGTCTATCTTTAAAAATTCTGTTTCTGCATATTCTTTAAACCATTCTTTGTTATCGTTGTATTTTTCAATAACTGCATCAATCATAATTAACTCATCAAGTGTTGAGGTGGTTAATTTAGTAACCAAACTTTCTATCTTGTTTAAAATGTTTGTAGTCATTTCAGGGTCGGTTTTATAAATACTCGCATATTCTTTATGTACCACGCTTTCTAAATCCTTGTTAAGTAAGTTTATTCTATTCTTAATTTGTTGCTTGTATTGTACTGTAAAGCGTAAATTTTCGTTACATTCCAATAATAGTTGTGAAAGGATAACTTGTTTTAAATATTCTAATTGTATTGTGTTCATATTTGTTTTATTATGTTTTCGTTTTGGATTGTTAAATATGTTACTTCTTTGTCTATTTTTTGAGTATTGTTAAAATGAGTTGTAGCAGGATTTTTATTATTGATTTCCCATATTGGTTCAACTTTTAAAAGATTCCAAAAATATATTCCTTTTGGAGTTGAGTTAACATAAATAGGTATATCTAAATGTTTTTCACATTCTTGTAACATAGCATCATACTTTTTCTTTTCTAAAAGCATTTCGTTAAAATGTTTTGTTCTACATTTTAATTCAATACGATGTTTGAATTGTGGCGAATAACAATCCCATCTACTCATTTGGTTTTTAGACATCACTAAATCTTTGTAAATGTTTTCTTTTAACCAAAGAAACAAATCCTGTTCTTTCCAACTAATCATTTTGTATGTTTATTTTCATTTTTAAAATGTATATGATACCCGTTAATTTTATTATCAAGAACAGTTTTTATTGTGGTTACTTTTAAATATTCTATTTTGTGTTTCTCAAATAAAAGCCTAACATCTTCAACAAACTTATGCTCTTTGAGTGTCATAAACTTGTTTAAGTTCGTTTATTTTATCTCTCCAACAAGAACCACAATTTGAAGGCTGTATATTTTCATTAAATACATTCTTATAAATTTCAGTAACTCTATTTTGCTGCTTTGGTGTTAACTGATTATTTGTAGTTGAGAAAAAATTAGTTAACCACTCGTTATCTACATCGTTAATACATTCAGTTTGCTTGTAAGGAAACATTTTATTTAGTAAGTCTTTACGTTCACCGCACCCACAATCAATTCCTGTGGCTTCTGATATTGCATCAACTACTTTTTTAATTCCTGTTGCTTCTGTGATTTTTTCTATTGTATCACCAAGTCCTTTTGATTTTTTTTGTCTTGCCATAATTATTCTTCTTTATTTAATTTATTCCACAATAGTTTATTATTTTCTCTTAAAGTTGTAGTTTCTAACTTAAGATTTTTAATAATTTCTTGAGTTGATTTGTGCATATTTCCAAACTCTTTATTTTCTTTATTTAATTTTCTATTTTTAATTTCTAAATCAATTATCTTTTCTAAAAAATAATCGTAACTTTGTTGTTGACTGTATTCCATTTTTTTAAAGTTTTAAGTTATCGTAATCGTCTTGAAGTAATCTTTTAAGTTTTTGCTTATTAGCTTTTAATGTGTGGAATATTGAAACAAAACTTATACCTGTTTCTTTTGCTAATTTTCTTATTGAGGTTTTATTATCTCTGTATAAAGTAAATAGCTTTTTATCGTACCATTCCCAACTGTTAACTTCTTGTTCTGCTTTTATCCTAAAATCGTTCCATTCGTTTTCTTTATCTTCTGAATAGTCATCAATTAAGTTGTAAATTTCATCATTCAGTTCACATTTGTCAATACGTTTTCTAATATTATGAAGTTGAAAGTGTATGTTTCTAATTATTATAAATACATAACCACGATTAATTTTGCCATTGGTGAACATTTGTTGTTCTGATACTTTGTACTTATGCAGCAAAAGATACATTTCTTGTACAATATCTTCAGCCCAATCTTTGTCAAATATTGAAGCAAGTTCTACCCAATCTTTGTGGTACTTTGCAACTCGTTCTAATATTAGTTCGTTTCCCATAAAATGTTTATTGCTAATACACCAATCAAAACTTGAATAGTGTAATATTTTTCCTGTTCTTGCTCATCACAATCGTAAAGAAAGCCTAACATAAAACCCTGAATAGATGCTATCTGTATATCTTTACCTGTTTGGTCTGCCCAAATTAAAAGAATAGCTAATAAAAATAATAAAATGTAAATCATAATTAATAAAGTTTTGCAGTTATTTTAGCAACCTTTTTTTCTGTTGCAGGTTTTAAACTAATTTTTATTTCAACGTCTGTAAGTTCTGAATCTTGCTTTAAAATTTCTTTATAAGCCATATCAACACTATGCCAATTAATTGACATATCAACTTCTAATAATTCTTCAATCATTTGTAGCTTAAAAGTAACGTCTTTAAAGTAAGCTAATAATTCAGGATTATCAGAATTGTAAACTAACATTCTTGAAGTGCTAACTTGTAACGCTTGTAAATGATTTTTAATAGTTAAATTTTCCATAGTTCAAATTTATTAATAAGTTATTAACAATTAACATTTTTTAGTATATCATATAAATCACCTTCAACTTGTGGAAATCCAAAATTATTGACTTTAAAGTTAAAATCTTCAAAACTTGCATTTCTACTTCTTTTACAACTTACTTTAACCAATTCTTTATTTACTGTATTTAATTCTAATTGGATTTGAGTTTCAGCTTTTTTCTCTAAAAACGAACCTAAATGACCTGTTGGTTTATCTGTTCCAAAGTTTGAGTGAATCACTGTTACAATATGACAATTTAATTCCTTACTCCAACGCATTAAATGCTGCACAACTTCACTTGCCTGTTCTATATTATTAACATCAGCACATAAATCAGCAATACCATCAATAATTACTAATCCAATATCTTTACTTTCTAATTTATCATAAAGTATGTATTCAATAAAAGATATACGTTCTTTAAACCCTAATTGTCGTAATGCGTATGTATGGTATTTATCATCTTTTAAACCGCACATTTGTAATGGACGTTTGAAAACCATTGATGCGTGGAAATTCCCTTGCTCAGTGTCAAAATGTATTATGTGTTTATTTTGCCTGTTACCTCGTAATTTACCACCAAAGCCCTGTAACTCGTTTTTCATATAAACTGCGCTTAAAAGCGATATAAAGAACGTTTTCTTTGATTTAGGCGGTGCTTGTATAAAACTAAAGTTACCATAAGTTCCAATCGGTAGTGGAAATGTTTTATACCCATCTTTTGTTTCGTATTCTTTTTCACCAAAAGACAAAGCAGGTATTGGATATTCTATTTCTTCTTCAGGGTTAATGTAGCAATCTTCTTCAAAGACTTCCATTAACATCCTTGTAATTGTTTCTTGTTCACTCATTATTCTAAAGTTATTTTAATATCATTAGAAATTGAACTATTTTTTACAAATGTACCATTAATCATTTTTCCTTTTCTATTTTGTATTTCATTATAAGCTGAATTTATACAGTCTTCAATTTTAAATCCACAAAGTTTAGATAAATTAGTTAAAACAACAACACAATCACCAATAGCATCTATTATTTCTTCATCGTCATTATTTAATATAGCTTTTGCTAACTCACCACATTCTTCTTGTAATTTTAAATACTGTGTTTTTGGGTCACCTTTTTCATAAATACCTCTTTCCTGTGCCCAATTTCTTATTTTATCATATACTGAAGTTCTATAGTTAGCATTGTAAAAATTTAAAAATGATTCAATATATATAAATCTTTCATCATTATGTTGTGATTTAAAGTTATTTTTTAAAATCCAATCTTTAATATTTTCATCTATAAAATAAATTTCATTTTTTATTTCTAATGTGCTTTTTATTAATTCTTTTAAATTATTAATATTTGAATTTTTAAAAGTAATTGTCTGATTTGTTACGTGATACATAATTTTGTTTTTTAAGTTAATTAATTCGTAATATTTATTTCTGTCTTGTTTAAATCCGTATTTTTCTTGTAAATCTAATTCTAAATTAGATGCTAATAATATATTGTTTGTTTTAAATAATATTTTAAAATCCTTATAACCTTGTTGTTTTATAACTCTATTTTCAATAT